GATAACCGTCTATCCGAAGACGCGCAACCGGATCGACGCCGACTCGCCTATCTCGACTTGCAAGGCGTATATCGACGGCATTGCCGACGCGCTCGGTGTGGACGACAGCCGCTTCGAGCTTCCCCGGCTTCAGTTCGGCGAACCGGCCAAAGGCGGCAAGGTCGTCATCGGGATCGAGGTCGTCGATGCCTAAAGGCCACCCCATCCCCCAGTCCGTCTGCGACCGTGCCAGAAGGCTTGCCGAGGTTCACGGCCAGCATACCGTGGCGCAGATCATAGGCACCTCGCCTTCAGTCGTCTGGCAGATGGCGCGGCGGGGATGGAAGGCCGCCACTCCGGGGCATCCGATTCGCCCCATGCCGAGCGACTTCCCGATCCAGGTCAACCATATGGGCTACACAGAACTCTGCGCCCACTATCGGACGGGAACAAGCGTGATTCGCCGATGGAAGCGGGAGCTGCGCGACAAGCAGTCTCGTCCCTCCGATGGGTAAGCGCTCAACCTTCGAACGCCGCGAGCGCGACTTCTATCCGACTCCGCGAGAGGCCGTCCTGCCTCTGTTGCCGCACCTGCCTATGCAGGCTTGGTACATTGAGCCGTGCGCAGGCGACGGCGCACTGATCGGGCATTTGAACGGTCACCACTGCGTCTACGGCGTAGACATCGAGCCGCGATGGCCAATCGTTCGCTCCGGCGATGCTCGCGAAATGTCCTACAACCTAGCCGAAGCAACCATGTTCATAACTAACCCGCCATGGGACCGCAAAACATTGCACCCGATCATTATGAACCTGTCGAAGCAGGCTCCGACATGGCTTCTCTTCGATGCTGACTGGATGCACACCCGTCAAGCCGCGCCCTACCTGCCGCTGTGCCGAAAGATCGTCTCCGTAGGTCGGGTGAAGTGGATTCCGGATTCGCCCTTCACCGGCAAGGATAACTGCGCCTGGTATCTCTTTGACTCCCGAAGCGATGCTCCGACCATCTTCGTGGGAAGGGCCGCGTGAACAGCGTAGACTGGATCGAGGAAGGCCGCAAACACTTCCACAAGGCTAGGCTCCATCCCGAGCGACCTGCGTCCAACTATCCGACGCAGGACACTCACACGCCTAAGGACGAAGCGGATTTCGTCATGGGGTTCAGGTCTGCAAAGAGCGAGTGGGAACGTGGCGAAGGACTGAGCGGAATATCCGCCTATATCGAAGAGCGAGACGAGGCATGACCGCCTACGGGCCGACAGACCCTATCTGGGCGCTGCTGGCGAGGGCTTGCGGAAAGGTTCGATGTGTGGTGTAAGGGACGGGCGGGGCCGGGGGTGAATCCGGCGCCCGCCCAACACCAGCGGGGAGGCCGCTAATGTCTGACGAAGCTTTTACCGACATAGCGCCCGAAGTTCAAGAGGGCGATGTGCACGGAAGCCTTTACGACAGATTTCAGACAAGCGCGTGGATCGGACTGGTAGAGTTTCTGCTCGGTCAAGACTGGGCGCTTACTCAATTCACCGAAGACACCGGCATGACCGTGCCTAGGCGGCGCTCGGGCATCGAGGCGATGATAGACAAAGCCGTTGGATACGACGGCAATATGGAGTTCCTACGCGCCTTTCTGCCATGGGTCACGCGTGAACATTGGGGCGAGGACGAGATGGTGCCGGGGATCGAAGACATCCTAGCTCGTCTTGGAGCGTTGGCGTGACGCGCGAGGTTAATAGGCCCAGCAAGCTCGCCATGCTTCGCCAGATAAGCTCTGCGGGATGGACGGTCCATTGTCAAACTCACTGGTCGCGCGATCTGTGCGGCGACCGCCTCGATTATTGGCCGACAAAATCCAAATTTCGTTGGCGCGGAGAAACGCGGATTTGCGACCCAATGAAATTCATCCGAGAGCAGGTGTAGTGAGCGTCCGCGTTATGTCGGCCATTTGGGAGCTACAGATGCTTCCAACAGACAAGCTAATCATGCTCGCGCTCGCTGACTGCGCAAATGACGAAGGATGGTGTTGGCCGTCAATAGCGACCATCGCACGCAAGAGCGGGGTATGCGAGCGCTCAGTGCAAAGGGCGATCCGTCGCGCAGAGAAAACTAAACTGATAGCGAAAAGGGACGAGGTGTTGGGGAGGGGGTGCAAATACCTCCTAGACCCGCGTCACACAGTCACCCCCGACAGAGAGTCACCGGCGACACACGGTCGCAAAACCCCCGACAGAGAGTCACCCAAACCATTAAGAACCATCAAGCCAAAGAAGGACAAGCCTTCTTTGGTCGCGTGCGAGCTTCCTGACGATTGGGAACCTTCCGATTTCGGAGTCACGTCGCAAAGCCGGAAGGTGGTCGACGACTGGCCGCCCGGCGAGTGCGAACGCCAGCTTGAGCATTTCCGAGCCCATCACCGGAAGAAGGGCGACAGGTTCAAAAGCTGGCAGGACGCATGGTCAACATGGGTGCTTAACTCTCGGAGATTTTCAAATGGACGACCGCGACAACCCACCCGGCCTTCACCAGCCCTCGAGCTCTACAAGCGTGGTGCCCTTCGAGAGGCCGAAGAAGCGCATTTCGGCCAAGACGGAGCGGCTGATTGGGGAACTGGGGCTCCGCTACCGCCCTTCGGCCCAAGCTGACTTGGAGGAACACGCCGCCTCGCTGGCGCTGCTGACCCGTGACCTTGCCGACATCCCGCCAGACCTGCTGGAGCGGGCTATCCACGATCACGTCACGAACAGCCCCTATCTTCCGAAGGCCAGCGACTTGATCGCGAAGGCGAGGGGTTACATGCCCAATCCCGGCAGGAGCGACCAGCAAGCGATATGCGACCGAGGCAACGCGCATCTGCTCACCATCCCCCGCTACGATATCCACTGGACTGTCGTAGATGGCAGGGCAAAGCTGGACTGGCTTTAGCGGAAACACGGTCTATGGTAGAACACGGGCACGAGGAGAAGGACGATGACTCACAGCGATTATATAGCCCTCTACCTCAGAGAGCTGGGCAGTCTGGTGAACGTCGGCGGACGGAATGCGCTGCACTGCGCAGAAGCGGCTTATGCTGACGATCCTAACGGCGACCCTGTTGAGGCCGCTCAATCCGAAGCCGATGAGTGGAGACGGGCATCGTGACATGGATAACGCTCGAATGCGACCGCGCGCTTTACCTTGATCGCGGGCGCGGCATGGTTTTGTGTGACCGCTTGCCTTCGCCAGTCACGCTAGTTGTTCGCCTGCCTTGTCGCAAGCCTCGTATCACGCCCCCGCCAAGGAGGGATAGGCCATGACGCTAAGAACGGCTGAAGAATCTCAGGACGAGAAGCGCCGCAAGGCCATCACGGATATGCTGGAGCGCGATAGCATCCGGCGCATCACTCGACGCATCGCGTCGGCAAACGAGCCCGCCAAGGAGGGTGAGTAACATGGCTGACTGCGTTGAAATCACTTGCCCACTATGCGGCGAGGATGACTTCGACGCACCCGGCTTTGTGAATCACATCGACCGTTGGTGCGAGAAGGTTGACGAGGCGCGCGAAGCCTTCGCGGATAGCCAGAGGAAAGCTTGGGAGATTGCCCGCAAGGCGACGGAGGGAGAGTAGATGAAGACGATGCGCGAGGCCTTGCGAGATGCGCTGATTGTCGCCGCCCGCCGCTCCGGCGGGAGCTATCGGCGCTCGATTGACCGCCTCGCCATTTCGCCGGACGCAGCTATCGACGCCATCCTGGACGAGCTACTTGAGCCGGATGAGGCGATGAACGAAGCCGGCAATGCCACGCTAAGGACAGTCCTTCACAACGCATCGTCGGTCTGGCAAGCCATGGTAAACCAAATCCGCAAGGAGGAGTTATGAGCAGCGACGACGCGGAAAGCACAAGGCGCTTTGAAGACATCGAGCGACGACTTCGCGAATTGGAAAAGCACTCTCACGAGCCAATCGATCTAGAGCCCGCAATTCGGGATATTCTCAAGGACGCGGCGGGGCCAAAATGGACTGGATAATCCTTCGCACCTCCTCCCGTCACACAATGAGCCTCGCCTCCTCTCTGGCAAAGGACGGGTTCGCGGTCTGGACGCCGGTTGAGCATTTCATCAAGCGCCTGCCTCGCAACGTCCGGAGGCCGGTGACTCAGCCGATGTTCGCCGGATACGTGTTCGCCAGAGCTGTTCACCTGATCGATCTTCTCGACGTGGCGCGCACTCCGATGCGCCGAGGCCCCGGCTGCCGCCTCCCGGCCCACGCCCGCTTTTGGGTGCTTCGGGAACATGGTGGAATCCCGCTCATAGCCGACCATCATTTTGACGAGGTCCGCCGGATCGAGGCCAAGCGTACGCCCGCAGCCAAAGCCGAGAAGCCCTTGCCGCTGGACGCCGTGGTCAAGGTGGAGGGCGGAAGCTTCGGGGGGATGACGGGCACTGTGGAGCGCTCTGATCGAGGTCGGACGCTGGTCTGCTTCAACGGCAGATATACGGTGAAAATACCCACTTCCCTTTTGAAACTGGATGAAGCATACAGACAACAGCCGCGCAGGATGCGGCAGCAGACTTTTGGCGACGGCCATGCGGCCAAACCAATTGTGATCGGCGATCTGGATTTTGGTCGCTGCCAATCTGCGTAGGGCTCGCCTCGGCGGCCAATAGAGAGGATATGGTTTCAAAGTTTGTGCGGCGGCGTTGAAGGGAACGCACAACAGACGAGAAGGCTGTCTGCCCGTCGACCTCGTTGTTGCTCCGTTATCAGGCAGATAAATCGGAAGCCGGTGTCGAGTCCGGCCCGCGCAAAACGGGGATAGATTATGAGAGATGCGAGGATTGATCGCTCAGCCATCGCAGGATTGCTTTTCGCGGCAGCGGGCATATTTGCGGTCGGCATACTCATAGGCGCGGTGCTGTAATCATCGCGGCTACGGCTGACACTCCGCAGGGCCAACAGGGATAGATTCACAGGAGATGGCCAGTGATCGTCAAGCTTGGTCGCACGCTCTGGTTCTATTGGGGCGGTCTGGTCGCCTACGGCTTTAAGCCCGGGCGCACATTCGGCTTTGCCTTTTTACCCCGCCCTGAGCGCGCGCCTGAGGGCTGCATAACCCCATCTCTCGCGAGGATGGATGGCGAGATAGGGCTTTTCTTCATCCGAATGCGCTGGCTGTTCGGATAACGGAGACCGCAATGACCCTCGCCACAATCCTCCTGATAATCGCCCTCATCCTCTTCATCGTGGATTCAATAGGCGTTGCATCGAGGATCAACCTTCAGTCCGCCGGCCTCGCATTGTGCGTCGCGGCCGTGCTTGTACCGATGGTGTGACGATGGACACGGACCATCCCGCAGTCCGCGAGACGTTGTCGCTGTTTGATCGCTCGTTTTGCGACTGCCATCGCACGGTCTATCAGATCCCATCTGTCGCCGAGCAAATGGGCGGTGACCCTATGAGCAAGCTGGCGGCCGCGATCCATAGGCTGTGCGACTTGGCCGAGAGGGTGTGACGTGGCAGACACTGACCCTGCACAGCCAGAACAGAATCGCTATCGGGGCCTCAAGCCGTTCCAGCCCGGCCAAAGCGGCAACCCCGCTGGGCGGCCGCTGGGCTCTCGCAACAAGCTGGGAGAGGCGTTCATTCAGGCGCTTCAGGAGGACTTCGCAGAGCATGGCGTAGAGGCTGTGCGGAAGGTCCGAGCCGAGAAGCCCGATCAGTACCTCAAGGTGATCGCCAGCCTGATGCCCAAGGAGCATCGCCTGAGCTTCGATGACCAATATGACGGGATGACCGATGCCGAGCTTGCAGAGCGAATCCGTCAGCAGCTCGCGCACCTCGCTCCTTTCCTCGATGCAGGAATTGGAGGCGATGACGCGAGTTCTGAGAGCAAGGCGCTCCCGTGCTTCGCTCCTGGCGTTCACTGAGAACACGCACCCCCGCTATCACGCCGGCAAGCCGCATAGGATCGTATCGGCTCAGCTTGAGCGCGTAGAGCGGCGGGAGATCGACCGGCTGATGCTGCTTCTGCCGCCCAGACACGGCAAGACCGAGTTGGCGAGCAGGCGTTATCCGGCGTGGAATGTGGGCCGCCACCCTGAGCGGCAGATCATTGCGGCGAGCGCTACGGAGACGTTCGCAACCGATGTCGGCCGAGAAGTCCGCAACATCATTCGCAGCGAGGAATATTCGAGCATCTTCCCCGGCGTGTCGCTATCGGAAGACAGCACGGCGGCCGGGCGCTGGACCACCAACCACGGGGGCGTTTTCGCGGCTGTCGGCGTTGGATCGCAAATCCTCGGCAAGGGTGCCGACGACTTCATCATCGACGACCCGTTCGCAACAATGGAGGACGCCCAGAGCGAGATCAAGCGCAAGCGGGTCATCGAGTGGTATCAGGGCAGCGTCTACAACCGGCTTCAGCCCGGCGGGACAATCGTGGTAATCAACCACCGGATGCACGAGGATGACCTCAGCGGCTATCTGATCGAGCAGCAGAAGCACGGCGGCGACAGATGGGAGATAGTCGAGCTTCCTGCTATTGAGGCCGGCGAGGCCCTTTGGCCAGAAGCTTACCCGTTGGAGGCCTTGGAGCGTATCAAGGCCAATACGCTGCCGCGCTTCTGGCACGCGCTATACCAGCAGAGCCCGCACCCGGACGAGGGGACGTTCTTCCAACGGGAATGGCTCAAGGAGTGGAAAGAGCGGCCCAAGCGCTTGAATCTCTACGGAACCAGTGATTACGCGGTGACCGAGGAGGGCGGGGATTATACGGTTCATCGCATCTGGGGCGTGGATTCGACCGGCGACCTTTATCGGCTGGATGGATGGAGGGGACAGACGGCTTCGGACGAATGGGTCGAGAGCAAGCTGGACCTGATCGCCAAGCACAAGCCGCTGGCATGGTTCGGTGAAGGGGGGGTCATCCAGAAGGCCATCGAGCCCATGCTCAGGCGAAGGATGCGGGAACGCAAGGTCTATTGTCGGCTGGAATGGCTTCCGAGCATCCACGACAAGCCGACGCGGGCGAGGGGGTTCCAGGCCCGGGCGGCAATGGGCAAGGTGTGGTTCGAGCCGGGAGCGGACGTGTCGGAGTTTCTGTCGTTTCCGGCCGGCAAGCACGATGACGACGTGGACAATGGGTCTTTGATCGGCAGGGCTCTGGACATGGCGCATCCGGCGATCATCCCGCCCGAGGAAAAGCCGAAGGTTCGTGATATGTGGGCACCGAAACAGGACAACGGCAGCGATTGGAAGGTGGCATGAAGGACGAAAAGCAGGTGCGGGCGTGTGAGGCCTTGGCGAAGGGATATCGCGACCTTACGGGTAGCCCGATTGTCGTAGGGCCGTCGTTCATGAAAGACTGCCGGGCCATCGGCATGAACACAAGCAACCTGCTGGAGAAACCCATATGACACAAAGCGATTTCGAGGCTGGGCCGGAGTTCACCGCAGCCCTTCGGGTGCTTACCGACAACCTGCCCGATGGCGAGTTGGTTGCGGCGGTCCTTGGCGACCTTCAGAGCCGCGTGAAGGCGCTTGAGAAGCGGGACGGAGGCTGGCGGAAGACGTGACCAGCGAATATCGCCGCGATCACGAGCCCTTTCCGGGCAATGACGAGTACGAACGGCTCAATCCAAACGCCCGGCTTCGCATCCGAATGGCGATGTCGACGCTGAACGGCTTCTTCGGGGAGCCCGAGGCATCAGAGAGCGAGACGAGGGCCGCGCACAGGGCTCTGGCACGGTATTTGATCGACAGCGGCAAGGCTTCGGCGGCGGGGGAGGTCTAGGAGGCTGGCGGCTCTGGCAGCGGCATCCAGTGGGTCGGTTCTGTCCGAATGTCGCCGCCGGCTTGTTCGGGGCACGGCACAAACCGGTCAACGCGAAAGCCTATGTCACCCACGAAACCATCTGCATACCATCCATCCTGCCACACGCAGTCCGCCTCTCGCCAACCACATCCGTCATCGCGAACGATCCAAAGATCAACCACAGTTCGGTCTCTCGGCGCAGTCTCAATTGGCTGCCAAGTCATTTCGCCCTCCTATGCGCCCGCACTCTCAGCCTGCCTAGCAACCGCTTCCACCGCAGGGCGGCTTCGACACGCATCGCTTCGATTTCCGCCAGTTCCGCATGATCGGCTTCAGACATGAGGACTCTATGCAGCACGTAACGTATCCTAAGGACAGCGTTACGAAGGGTCAAGGGGGGATTTGATGGTGCGCTGGATGCCGATAGAAGCTGCCGACGAAGGCTTGAAGCGAGGTGTCAGGCCGTGCTAAAAGAGTCCCACCTCCCGGAACCGGGTCTCACGGCCCTCACTGGGAATTCTCCTGCTGGTCAGGCAGGACTCGATTGGAAGCCGCAGACGCCGACCGGGAAAGTAGGTCGTCTGCGGCTTCCGGTGTTTGCAGGAGAATTCCAGTGGTGATACTCAAGACGCCTTGGCTGTGGGCTTATTGGCAAAACGGCCGGGATTTCGGTTTTAGGCGAGGGGCGCAATTTGGCTTCGTGCTGTTTCCGCGTCCTGAGGAGGACTATAAATACGAATCTCTGCCCGGAGCCTTCAAGGTCGAGGGTGCGATAGGCTGGGATCGCTGGGTGCGCGGCGTCAAGGCTTGGCGCGAGCATCCGCGCCTCGCGTACAAGTACCGAGAGACGGCAGGATGACCACAGAAGTTGCTTCTTCTGCCATCTTCGACCTCGCTCAGCTCAAGAAGCTCTATCAGGAGGCACGAGACAACACTCAGGCGTCGCGCAAGGACGCTGACCTCGCGCTCGACTATTACGACAACAAGCAGTGGACATCCGATCAGATCAAGGTTCTCCGCAAGCGCAAGCAGCCGGAAATCTGGATCAACCGCATCGCTCCGGCCGTGAACGGCATCCTCGGGGTTCTGGAGCAGGGTCAGACCGACCCGAGAGCCTTCCCCCGTAATCAGGAGGACCAGAACGCTTCCGAGATAGCGACCGATTCGCTTCGCTACGCCGCCGACAACTCGCGCTGGCAGCGGACCAAGCTGGCGCTGGCCAAGTCTTACCTCGTCGGGGGAATTGGCGCTGTCATCGTCGAGGTGAACGAGGATGGCGACCCCTGGCCCCGGCTGATCCGGGACGGCGAGTTCATCTATGACCCGCACAGCCGCGATCCGGACTTCGAGGACGCCCGCTACATGGGCGTGGCGAAGTGGATGTACGTCGACATCGTCAAGGCGCTCTACCCCGGGGCCGACATCGATCCGGCGACCATCGCGCCTCAGTCGGTCTCGTTCGATGACGAGGACAAGCCGCAGAACGTGTGGTCCGATACCAAGCGCAACCGGGTGCTGGTTGTGGAACTCTACATCGAGAAGAACGGGTGGAAGAAGGCCTGCTTCTACGGCGGGGCCATATTGGAGGAGGGGCCGAGTCCCTACCTGGACGAGCGCGGAACGCCGACCAATCCGATTGTAGCCCAGTCCTGCTTCGTCGACCGCGACAACGGCCGGTATGGCATCGTCAAGGCGATGGTTCCGGTTCAGGACGAAATCAACATGTCGCGCTCTCGGGCGCTTCACCTGCTCAACTCACGGCGGGTGCGGATTACCGAAGCGATGGGGCCGGACGTTTCCGCCGACACGATTCGCGAGGAGGCGGCACGGCCGGACGGGGTGCTTCCGTTTGGGGTCGAGGCTGTCGAGAACACCGACCTGTCTCAGGGCCAATGGCTCAGAATGCAGGATTCAAAGGCCGAGCTGGAAAGGATGGGGCCGAACCCGGCGGTTCTGGGGCAATCCAACGCCGACGCCTCGGGTCGGGCTCAACTCGTTCGCCAGCAGGCCGGGCTTACCGAACTTACGCCTGTCCTCGGGGGCATCGAGGACGTCGACCTTCGCGTCTACCGGCAGATGTGGATGCGCATCAAGCAGTTCTGGACTGGGCCGAAGACGGTTCGGGTCACCGACGACATCGGAGCCGCAAAGTTCCTGATGGTCAACGAGCCCGTCGTTCAGGAGGTTCCTGCCATTGTTCAGGGCCCGGCCGGGCAGCCGATGGCCGGGACTCAGCAGGTCGTGGTGGAGGTGAAGAACCGCCCCGCCGAGATGGACATGGACATCATCATCGACGCCGTGGCCGACACCGCGAACGTCTGGCAGGAGCAGTTTACCGAGCTTGTTCAGCTGGCTCAGGTCTACGGGCCTCAGGAAGTGCCGTTCGACGACCTCCTTGAGGCTTCGAACCTTCCGAAGAAGCGCGAGCTGATCGAGAAAAGGCAGGCGAGGGCTCAGGAAGCCGCTCAGGGGCAGGGGCCTGCTCAGCAGATGCAGGAGGCCGCATTTCAGGTCGAGATGGAGGGCAAGCAGGCCAGGGCCGCGCTCGATGCAGCGAAAGCCGAGGGCCAGCAGATACAGAATCAACTCGCGCCGCTTGAGGCTGGGGCGAAGTTGGGGGCCGGTTAGCCGAAAAAGCCTAGCCGGATAAGGCCCGCGACGCCGCCGACAAGCTGGGCTGCTCCTACGACCGCTAAGGTGATGGCGATTTGAGTGTATCTGTTCATCGGATGATCCATCCAGCTTCGGACCAAACGGGCTTTTGCTCGATTGAAAATGAGGGACACCCTTCGGCAGTAAGCCGTCGCGCCGCTTCGCGATACCGTGGGCTGTCCGGACTAAACAGAATGCTGGCCTCCCAGAAGTCGCGCTCTGGAGACCCATCGGGAACAATGCACCCGGCCACTCGCAGTTTCAGACCATCCATTCGCACTTTATAGCATAGGGGCCGCCTTCCTCAAAGGGCGTTTCGCAGTCGGGAGCGCATATCCCGTCACTGGCCGCCGCAGACCGGGCGCACGTGAACGCCGCGACGATACAGCGCGCGAGGGGATAACATGGACGACGAAGACTTTCTGGCCGCCGTCGAGGCGGACAATGCGAACGCGGAAGAGGTGAATACCGAAGCTCCGGCTGCGGAAGAAGCCTCCAAGCCTGAAGCCGAGGCGCCCGCCCCGGCGGAACCGGCACCCGCCGAACAGCCCGCTCCGGCGGCTGAGCCCGGACCCATCATGGTCCCACTCACGGCGCTGCACGAGACCCGCGACAAGGTGAAAGACCTTGAGGCACGGCTGGCCAAGCTCCAGCCCCAGCCTGCACCGGTCGAGATTCCCGACAGGTACGAAGACCCCGAGGGGTACGAGGCCTATCAGGAAGCGGTCATCCAGAATCGTCTTCTGAACATCACGCTGAATACATCGGAGCGCTTCGCCAAGAAAGAGCACGGGGCAGAGACTGTGGAGGCCGCCAAGGCGTGGGCTACACAGCGATTTGCTTCCGACCCGCTCTATCAGCAGCAGGTTCTCGCCGACCAAGACCCTTACGAGAGGGTGGTCACGGATTACCGCCGCGATCAGCTTTTCTCGAAGGTCAGCGACCCCTCTGAGTTCGACGCCTTTCTCGCATGGAAGGCGGCCAATGCGACCCTAGCGGCCACGCCACCCGGCGCGGCTCCACCCAATCCGACCCCGACGATACCACCTCGGAGCCTTGCGTCCGCCCCCTCCGCTGGAGGGATAACGACGGAAGTTGTGCAAAGCGACGCGGAGATATTCGAGGAGGTCATCCCCAAAGGATAGACCGATGGCAGAAACCGTCCTTAACTCAGGGCTAGTAATCAGCCGCTGGAGGAAGAATTATTTCCGCGATTACACCCGCGCCTCGCGCTTCGCGCCGTACATGGGTCGGGCTCTCAGCTCGATCATCGTCACGATGTACGATCTCCAGACCGAGGCGGGCAAGACGATCATCGTCCCCTTCATCGGCCGGCTGACGGGCTCGGGCGTTTCCGGTTCCCAGGTCCTCGAAGGCAACGAGGAGGATTTGGGCTCCGGCAACATGCCCATCTCCATCGACTGGCGGCGCAACGCCGTGGTCGTTCCCAAGTCGGAGCAGTACAAGACCGACATCGACCTGCTCGATGCCGCCAAGCCCGCGCTTCGAGACTGGGAAGCGGAACTGCTCCGCTCCGACATCATCCGCGAGTTCGGGGCGATGACCACGGCCACCGGCACCACCATCCCCTACGCCACCGCCACCGAGGGCGAGAAGGATGCGTGGCTGGTCCTCAATCAGGACCGGGTGCTGTTCGGCAAGGACATCGCCAACCACGTCTCGCTGGACCACTCCACCTCGCTTGCGACCATCGACACGACCAACGACAAGGCGAACTACGCCTGGGTCCTGAAGATGAAGCGGATTGCCCGTGAAGCCAAGATCGAGCCCTACAGGTCCGATCAGGCGGCCGGACAGGAATGGTTCGTCCTCTTCGTCGGAACGCGGGCGTTCCGCGACCTTGAGGCGGATTCGACCATCATCCAGATCGACCGCGAGGCGCGGGAACGGGGAACGGGCAGCAACCCCCTGTTTCAGGGCGGCGACCTGCTCGTTCGCGGCATCATCATCCGCGAGGAGCCGGAAATCCCGGTCTATGCGGGCGTCGGCAACGGCGGTTCCGATGTCGAGCCCGCCTACATGGCCGGCGGTGGTGCAATCGCCATCGCCTGGGGCCAGATGCCGCAGTCGAAGACCCGGCTCGTCGATTACGACTTCCGCAAGGGCGTCGGCATCGAGGAGCTTCTGGGGGTCAAGAAGATCAACCAGCTCGGCGTCCAGCGCTCGGTCGTGACCGGGTATGTCTCCGCGTCCGCCGACGCCTAACTGGACAGGAAAGGAATAACCAATGGCTAATGTTGAAAGCTTTCAGGTCCAGAACGAGACGCCGATTCCGTCTCACGGGCTTGGATCGAGCGTCTACTGCGCTCACTTCGTGGTCACCATGCCGATCACGGCCAATACGGACACGGTGGAGTTCGGCTTTCTGCCGGCCTACGCCGTTCCGGTCGGGGCGATGGCGATCCAGAACGCCGCCCATGCCAGCATCGACATCGGCATTACCGGCGACGGCGACGGCTTTTTCGACGGGGTGGCGCTCGTCGAGAACGTCCCGCTGCGCTCGGCGCTGTCGACGCTGATCGGCAAGAACGTCGGGGCCAATCCGGTTGCGGTCACCGGCCTCGCCAACGGGGCGGGCGCTGCGGGCGAGCTTCACCTGTTCATCGACTTCGTTGTCGAGGACTCGGGCGTCGCCTACAAGTACACCGCCGCCGTGTAACGAATGAGGGGCCGGGCGCGTTGTCCGGCCCCGTTTCCCAAGGAGAAACTCAATGAAAGCCACTTTCGTCGGCGATCCGTCGCAGCCCAAGGAAGCCATTCCCGACACGATCACCCATCTCGGGCTGGTCTTCGAGAAGGGCAAGGAAACCGCGATCCCGCCCGCGCTGGAGAAGAAGTTCGCCGGCAACAACCATTTCGAGGTTTCGGGGAATCCTTCGGGGCGTACCAAGGCGTAACCCTTTTTTTCGAGGAATGAACGATGGCTGAGAACCTTCAGGGCGATCTTACCGAAACCGGCGTCGGACAGGGCGATCTGGTCCGGTTCCTTCGCAACACCCGCGACGTGGTCAACGAGCTTCAGACCGACCACGGCACGGCCAAGACGGCGGCGGACGCGGTGGAGACCCTTATCGAGGAGCTTCATGACGACGCGGCGACCAACAAGGCGGTCATCGACGAGATCAAGACGGATTACACGGCTCTTCTGGCCGACGTGACCGCGATCCGGGCCGAGGTCGTCAAGCTTGTGGCGGATGTCGCGGCGGGCATCGCCAACCATAATACGCTGGTCGCCAAGCTCAACCTCGACGCGGGCGTGACCGACACGGATTACGCTGTCGCGACGGCTGCGACTGCGGTCGCTCCTGCTGCGCTTACCGCCACGGCGATTGCCGCGTCCTCAGCGGCGACGCTGACTGCGGCAAAGCCCGCTTCGGCTCCCGCTGGGCTCGCGGCGTCTACGCCTCTAACTCTGAACAGGGGGTAGCGGCATGGCCAACGCAATCTATCCGATTTACAAGGCGGCTCTCCTTGGCGGGCTGTCGAATATCGACATGGACGGCGGCACCGTTAAGGCGGCGCTGATCGACACAGGCACCTACACCTATTCGACAGCGCACGACTTCTACAACGACCTCTCCGGGGTCGTCGGCACACCGCAGACCATCGCCAACACGACCGTCACCGGCGGACTCTTCGACGGCGACAATATCAGCAACACGGCGGTCACAGGGAACTCGGTCGAGGCCATCGTCATCTATATCGATACCGGCAACGTCGCAACCTCGCGGCTGGTCGCCTATATCGATACGGGCGTCACGGGCTTGCCGGTCACGCCGAACGGCGGTGACATCAATACCAGCTGGAATGCCAGCGGTATTTTCCAGCTTTAGGAGCGCTTCATGCCTATTCTCCACATTACCGGCCCAGCCAAAAGCGGCAAGTCGCTCATGGCCAACAACCTTCGCAACAATCATATCAACCAGGGCAATGGTGCGCTCCTGGTCGATGATTCGCAGACTGGTGAGCCGCGCTATCTGCTCGAAAAGCTGATGTTGGGCGAATCTCTCGGGGAGCCCGGCATGGGCCCTCCCGTGCCTCGCCCGGCCTCCAAGATCACATGGAAGGCCGACCCGCTCGTCATCGTGGTCGGCGACAAGATCGCCATTATGGACGAGTTCGAAAAGCTCGCGCCCGGTTTCAAGAAGATGCTCGGGCCGGTGAAGAAAATGGCGATGTCCGTCTAACCGCGCTGCATTTTCCAACTCTAGCAGGAGAATTGAGATCATGGCCTTCCCCAGTGTGAACGCCGCAGTTGAATTTTGGGACGGCGAGACCATTCCCCAGCCCGGAGTCATCGAGGCGCTGAGCGGCACGGCCGCCGACATTCGCATCAATTCCGATCATCGCTTGGAGGAGGGCGTCGAACTCGAAACGGGCGGCTACCACCCGTGGCGCGGCTACAGACAGCTCAGCTCCTGATCCGCGAAGATCGGCCCTGATCCATGGCCCTGGCCGTCTCCGCCAGAGAGGCGTTCGTAAGCGCGACGTCCGATTCCACAAGTTGGTCGATTACCACTGCGGCAAGCTTCTCGGCCGGAGACCTCTGCCTCGTTTTCGTATCGTCAGACGGCAATAACACCATTTCGGAAAGCGGCGGCCCTCTCTGGACGAGGGACACCGGCGGAATTGCAAACGCCACGAACAGAGTGACAGGGGCGCTGTTCTCAAGGGTAGCCTCCGGTTCCGGCACCTTGACTCTCTCACTCACCGCGACTGGGAGCGAGCAATATTCCGCCGTGATGCTCAAGATCACCGGCACGTCTCCGTTTCTGGCGACGGCCAGCGGTTCGACGTTCGCTAGCTCTCAGGGTGACTCAACCAATTCGGACCCGGCGAACTTTAACCCCGGCACGTCGGCGGCCCGCATTTGGATATGCTCCCGGCACGGGGACGGACTAACAGTCGCTACGGCCGCGCCAACGAACTACGGCAACCTGCAAAGCCGGACGGCGGGCGGGGCGAGCGGGGCGAGCACGAATACCGCAGAGCGGTCGCTTACGGCCTCTTCCGACGATCCAGGAGTATTCACTTCATCGACCGAGCAATGGGTTTGCCTGACCGTTGCCGTGGAAGAAAACTCCTCTCAGGCTCTCACGCCTTCGCTTTTTACCAACAGCCAGACCTTTCACGCGGCAACAGTTGCGCCCGGCGCGATCACCCTCGCGCCGAGCCTGTTTACAGGCGCAAACTCATTCTACGCACCCGCCGTTTCATATAGCGGCCCGACAGCCTCTAAGTCTCCCTCCACGGTTACCAGCGAGCAAGTCGGACTCGGCGATACTGTACCGTGGACCAATCCAGGTGACGCAGCGTCCTCCGACGATAGTTACGCGGTCGCAACGCTAGCCGCTGGCGATGCGTCCTACGCTTTGCGGTGCACCGATTTCGGCTTTACCAGCGGCGATATCCCACTCGGCGCGACAATCGACGGAATTTTTGTCGAAGTCGAGGTTCAACAGAGCGGGGATGCCACACAATCTACTTCGCCCCTAGTCTACAGCGGGTCTCAGTTAGGATCGGGCCTTGGGTCTATTATTGGTGCTGGAAATGAGGGGTTTACGCCGGACGGCACCGACACTTATTGGCCCCTAGGCGGTCCGACCGACCTTGGCGGCGCAAGCGTCACGCAAGCCATGGTCGTCGATTCCAGCTTCGGCATCGACCTTTATTTCGCGGTTCCGTTTTTGGGGCTCGGATCGTCCGTCTCCGTCGATCACGTCCGGATGACGGTCTATTATACGACTGGGGCAGGCGGCGCACAGGCCCTTGCTCCATCGCTCGTCACCAATTCGCAGACCTTCCATGCGCCGACCGTCACACGAGGGACGGTCACCCTCACACCGAGCTTGGCCACCAACAACGCTTCGTTCTTCGCCCCGACGGTCTCGGGCCTCAACACACTGGCTCTTTCGCTTGTAACCAGCGCGAACGCCTTCTTCGTTCCGACCGTCACGGCAGGCGCTGTCAACCTCGCCCCATCTTTGGCGACGAACAGTTCAAGCTTCTTCGATCCCGCCGTCACCGGCAACTATGCGCTGGCGACATCGCTTCATTCCAATAGCCAGACGTTCTTCAGCCCATCGGTCTTGGCCGGGCCCGTCACTCTTGCCCCCTCGCTCGTCACCAATTTCCCGACATTCCCAACCGCGACGGTCGATATCGGACCCGTCACGCTCAGCCCGGGGCTTCTGGCAAACGTCAATCAGTTTTTCGCGGCGGCGGCGGCTAGTACGATCACGCTGACGCCGGAGCTTCTGTCCAGTTCGCAAAGCTTCTTCGCGCCGTCGGTCACGGCAATCTATAATTTGTTCCCGCCGCTTCTGAGTGGCGCGCAGGCCTTCTACTCAGCCGTGACGACCGTTAGTCCGGTCGCGCTGTTTCCGGCGTTGCTCGCCAACACCAATTATTTCTACGGCCCTTATATCGAGGGCGAGGGTTTAACGATCCTGTTCGCCGTCACCAGCGGCCAGAGAAGCGGGGCTGGCTCGGATCGGCCGTACCGCTCCGGTTCCGGCCGATCCTACCGCTCCGGCAGCGGGCGCTCCCACGTATGAGGTACTGATCCATGCCGACATGCCGGGACATCGTTACTCGCGCCCTTCGCAAGGTCCGAGCCTACGCGGCGGGGGAGGAGCCGAGCGCGTCGGATATGAACGACGGCATGGATGAACTCCAGAACCTCTACGAGCAATGGGCCGCCAACGGTATGTTCGGGCGCTTGGCCGATGTAGAGACGGCGGGAGATTATGAGGCCGGCGCGGGAGAGCGAATCCGGCTGACCGAAACAGGGACCGTCACCATCCCGACCAGCTTCGACGACGGCGGAACATCCTACCCGCCCTACGACATGACTTATATCGAGGTGATAGACACGGTTCTGGAGTCCGTCACTCGCTACCTCTACGACGCCGGTCAAGGGACATGGGTCGAGATCGGCGCTCTCACTCTGGATGACGAAGCCCCGCTGGCGACGAAGGGGCGGGGTGGGCTCGCAGCCTGCCTCGCGGTGGCCATAGCCGAGGAATATGGGGAAAGCGTCGGGCCTGCGGTCATGCGGCAGGCGGCCTCGTTCAAGACCGGCTTGGCGCTGAAGTTCGGCGGGGATGCGCCCCGCACCGCTCCGGACTACTACTAATGCCCGCGATCTATTTCGGCCGCTCTGCCTACAAGCGGGGTAACGGCAATCTTCCTGAATTGCGCCTCGTCAACATGTACGCCGAGACCGCTCCCACGAGCGAGGGCGGGGTGGTCCTGCTGGGAAGGCCGGGGCTGGAGCTTTCGACGACGACAGGCAACGGCCCGATCCGGGGGATATTCTCACAGGAGGGCACATTCGGGGGAGATGTCTTCACCGTCTCGGGCTCGGGCCTCTACAGGGGGCCGACCCTGCTCGGGGCGATTGGGGGCTCTGGGCCGGTATCCATCGCGGCATCGGATATCGAGATCGTGGTCACGGCCGGCTCCAGCGCCTACAGCTACAACGGGACCGATCTGGCGGTCATCGCCTTTCCGGACAATGCGAATGTCGTCGCGGTGGCCTATGTGGCGGGACTTTTCGTCTACGCCAGAGCCCAGAGCCATCGCTTCTACTGGTCGGCGGTTCTGGATGGCCGGACGATCTCCGCTCTGGATTACGCTTCGGCGGAATTGAAGCCGGACTACCTCGTTGATTTGCAGATCGTGCGGGGCAATCTCTATCTGCTCGGCCAGCAGACCATCGAGCCGTGGTTCCCGAATGGCGACCCCGACCTTCCGTTCACCCGCATGGATCAGCGCCTCCTGCCGAACGGCGTCCGGGCGACGGGTTGCTCAAGAGAGTTCGACAACACGCTTGGGTTTCTCGGCAGCGACGGCATAGTCTATCGCATCGGCGATGTGGCGGAAAGACTGTCCGACCACGGCATAGAGGAAAGGATTGAGGCCAGCGCCACGGCTTCCTGTTTCGCCTTCGTCTACGAGGGCCACAGCTTCTTTTGCATCCGTCTGGAACAGGGCACCTTCGCTTACGACGCGGCGACCGGGGAATGGTGCGAGCTTGCTTCCTACGGCCGGGACAACTTCCGGGGCCGGTGCGCCGCGAGTTCCGCGAGGCGGGTTCTGCTCGGCGATGACGAGACGGGCAAGGTCTGGACATTCACGGAATCGCCGACCGACGACGGTGAGACGCTGGTCGCATTGTTCAGCGCTGGCTTCGCGATCAAGGGTGGAACGCTAATCCTCGACAATGTCAGCGTGGAGGCCAACACCGGCTGGACCGAATTTCTGGCCGGGCAGGGGGCCAATCCCCAGATCGAGATGCGGGCTTCGCGGGACGGCGGCGCGACATGGGGGGCTTGGAGATCGGCCCCCTTGGGGGCACAGGGCAGATACAGGACGCGGGCTCGCTGGACCCGTTGCGGAATGTTCGATCCTCCGGGGGGGTTGCTTGAGTTCAGGATCAGCGATCCCTCACCTAGGCGCGTGAGTGGGGTATATATAAACGAAGGCGGGGGCGGGCGTAGCCGATGAGCGCCATCCAGCAATTCCAGGGGCGGATGGCGAATCCGGACGGCACGCCCACCATGGCGTTTCAGGTCTGGCTTCAGAAGGTCCGCAAGGCCGATGAAGACCGGGACGCTGCGCAGGATGCGATTATCGCCGAACTGGCGGCAGCCGTGGAGGCAATCGAGGCGGCGCAGGCGGCGGCGGTAGCGGCAAACGAAGCTGCCGAAGTCGCTCAGACGGCGGCGGAAACCGCGACGACAGCCGCCGATGCGGCGAACGCGGCCATTGAGAACCTTGAGGCTGGCACGTTCGACCTTGAGGCCGTAACCGTTGGCGGGCAGCGGTTCATCAACAACGGCGGCGTTCTGGAGCCCGAGCCGTGATCGAGCGGACGACCGATCCGGAGCTGGTCAACAGGCTGGTCGGCGAAGGAGATTACACTGAATTTCTCGCCGAACCGCTCCATGTCTGCTTGATCGACGGGGAGTCTGGGGCGATGTTCGCGTGGCGGGGACCGGGCATCTACGAGGCGCACATCTTCTTCAAGGCGAGAGGAAAAGAGGCGTTCAGCCTCGCCCGGGCGCTATTGGCGAGAATGATGCTGGAGCATGACGCGAAGCTGTTCTGGACGATGATCCCGGAGGCGGACCGCAAGGCGAAACTGTTTCTTCGGCATCTGGGATGGAGGTCACTGGGAATGCGGGAAACTCGCCATGGGCCGAACGAGCTATTTGTGCAGGGGAATGCCTAAATGCCTCCAATCGTAATCGCAGCCGGCATTGGGGCCGCCGCAACCATCGGCGGCGCGGTGATGAGCGCCAAGGCGCAGAAGAGCGCCGCCAAGTCGGCCGCAGCGACTGCCGCAAGCACCGCCGACAAGAACAACGCCCTGCAACTCGACATCTACGGGCAGAACAAGGCTCTCTTGTCGCCATACAGCGAGAGGGGCAATCAGGCGGGAACCGCGATCAACGCCCTGCTCGGGCTGGGAAGCCCCGCACAGCCGACTTCGGCACCTCAGCAGGGCTACGGCGTCCCCCAGAACGCGCTGGCGGCCCCTTACGGGGCTTCGGAAGGCCGTTTCGGCAATGAAGTCATGACGGACACCTATAACGGTCCCGGCATGTCCAACATGCAATATGGCGCTCAGCAGCCTGTCAACGCCCAGCCCCCCATCACGGCACAGCCGGGGGGCGCTTCGCCCTACGAGGCCGCGTTCGGCAACTTTCTCAACTCGACCGGCTTCCGGTTCCAGATGGACGAGGGCAACCGGGCGGTTAACACGGGTTATGCCGCCCGTGGGACGCTCCAGTCCGGGGCAGCGCAGAAAGCCCTTCAGGACCGGGGCCAGCAGACCGCCTTGGGCAACTATTTCCTGCCCTACATGGGGCTGCTTCAGGGGCAGCAAGGCGTCGGCATGGGCGCGGCTTCCGCCGTCGCGGGGGTCGGACAGAATTACGCTAACTCGGTCACGGCGAACAACAACCTTGCCGGGGACGCTGCGGCGAACGCGGCGCTGATCCGGGGCGCGGCCACGGGTCAGATGTGGGGCGGCATCGGCAACGCGCTGGGCACGGCGGCCGGAACCGTATTTGGAACCTCCTACAAGAAGAAACCGATATGAGCGAAGAACTAGCAGACCTCCACGCCAAGCTTCGCGCCCGCAAGGGCCAGCCCGGCATGGCCGAGAATGTCGCCCAGATCGAGCGCATGATCGAAGAGGCGGAAAGCACCGGCTACGTTTACAAGGAGGCTGGGTCTGGACACTTTGTCACCGCCGATTTCGCGGCCCGGAACCAGTCAACCACCTACAGGCTGAAGGTGCGCCGATGATCGACTGGAGCATCGCCCAGAACGCCCTTGCGCAGCCCGATCCGGGGCAGCGGTTCATGCACGGCTTCCAGATGGCGCAGGAAGGCAGGCGGCGACAGGAAGCCGACGCACAGCAGATGCGGCAACGTGAGGCGCAGGCCAAGCGCCAGCAGGACGAGGACGCCCTTGCTCAGTTGGAACGGCATCGCGACAGCATTATCAAGGGTGCGCGGATCGTCCGGGAAATCAACCCTCAGGACGAGGCGGGCTGGCAGCGGGCGAGGGCCATGGCGGCGCAACTCGGCATTCCCTTGGACGAGGTGCCCGCTACGTTCGACCCGGCTTATGTGCAGAATCTCGTCAAGGTGGCAGACACCTTCGCGCCGAGGGCCGACGCCGAAGAGGATTTGGTCGTGATAGACGGCGTGGCGATCAACAAGCGCACGGGTCAGCCGATGTTCGAATCGCCCTATTCCAAAATCGTTTCCGGCCCCGGAGGCATTTACGAGCAGCCCCGCATCGGCATCGGACGCGGGGGGCAGGGCGCGCCGCCGCCGGGCCGTGTCGTGCAAGGCGAACTGCCCCCCGGCTGGACGGTGATTGATGACGAAGGAGGTGCGGCCCCGGCGACGGGGACCGATCCCTTTCGACCCTAGGGGGGTGCGCGGCGAGCAGATAATCAGCGCCTATCGCGATCCCGCCCATAACCGGAGGGTCGGCGGCGTTCCGAACAGCTTCCACACCCGCCGGGACAGGCAAGGCAAGGCTCTGGCGAGGGACAGCGTGCCACCGCCGGGAATGAGCATGACGGCCTATGCCGACCTTCTCCGCCGCCAGAACCCGCATCTGGACGTAATCAACGAGGGCGATCACGTTCACATGGAACCCAGGGGACGCTAATGCTCCAGTACGAAGGCAAGCGCGTCCGTGGCCCGAACGGGGAAGAGGGCATTGTCCAGAACGGGGAAATCGTGCTTGCCGCGCCCGCCTCTCCCGCGCCGCTCCGCCAGGTCATGGCCGCGCCGCCGAAGACGCCCACGCCTCAAACTCCGGTTCAGGAAGCCCTCGACGTTGGCCGACTGGGCCGCCTGCCTCTCGAAAACGAGCAGACGCGCACCAGCATCGAGAGCAACCGCTCTTCGATGGCCAACACCGCCTTCGACAACGTCAACAAGGTCCGCCAGCAATTCGAGGCGATGAAGCCGGTCCAGGATTACCGCGTCGTCCTGCC